AAAAGAACCGAAACAAGAATTAGCGGATTAAATAATTTTAGAAAATAAATAAAATAAAATAAATATTTAATTTTTAAAAGGGTGCTTTATTAGTACCCTTTTTCTATTTCCATATTAACTGCTAAATAATAAGTATATTGTGGTGAAGGATAATCTAAACAACTTAATATTTCATCAATTGCTATTAATGCACATTTTTTTGCTTGTAATTTTGACATAACATAAATTATATCGGTTTCAATATGCATTTTTTCTACTAACTCTTTTGCTTTTTCTTTTGGTGTTTGCATCATTATAATCCTTTTTCTTTTTTAAACATTTTAATTAATTCTTTAGGTGTAAATTTTTGATTAAGATTATCACTTTCTCTTAAAGTAAATTCATACCAATTAGAAAAATTAATAGCAAATTGTTCTGCTATTTTTACGTTATTTTTAGCTCTGTATACGTTTGTGTTTACATACCCTTTTTCGCAAGGACTATTTAAAAATTTTTCTTTTAATGTCATAATTAGTTATTATATTATATATACAAATATACAAATAATTTTTAAAAATACAACAACAATTAAATAATATTGTTTTTAAATAAATTTAATATATATGTCAAACGTAATTACAGAAATCAAAAAATTGCTTGGTATGGAAATCAAACTTGAGCAAATGACTTTAGACAACGGAACTGTACTTGAAGCGGAATTATTCGAAGCAGGTCAAGCGGTGTTTATTGTAAGTGGTGAAGATAGAGTTGCAGTGCCTGTAGGTGAGTACACTCTTGATAACGGAATGATTTTAACAGTTGAGGTTGAGGGCGAAATCAAAGAAATCAAAGAAGCTATTGTTGAAGCACCTGTAGAGGAAGCTGCACCAGAAGTAGAAATTGAAGTTGAAGCAGCTCAAACAGCAACAGCTAAAAAAGTAATCGAAAGTACAGTTAAAGAGTCTCACTTTTCGCAAGAAGATGTTGATGCTTTAAAATTAGAAATCGAAAGTTTAAAAACGGAATTAGCATCTATGAAAAATGTTGAAGTAACTGAAGGAGTAGAATTATCTGCTCAACCTTTAACACACAATCCTGATGCAAAACCAAACGTTGAAAAAGTATTATTCTCACAAAACAGAACAATGACTACTTTCGACAGAGTAATGAATAAAATAGCAAACTAATAATTAATTAAAAAAAATGGCTACTACTACAAGTATTACAACAACTTACGCTGGTGAATTTTCAAAAAAATACATTTCAGCTGCATTATTATCAGCTTCTACTATCGAAAATGGTGGAATTGAAGTAATGCCAAACGTAAAGTACAAATCAGTTATTCAACGTTTAGCAACTGACGCTATCGTTAAAAATGCTACTTGTGCTTTTGATGCAACTTCTACTGTTACTTTAACAGAAAGAGTTATTACTCCAGAAGAATTTCAAGTAAACCTTGAATTATGTAAAAAAGATTTCGCAAGTACTTGGCAATCTATTGAAATGGGAATGTCTGCTTTTTCAGATTTACCAAAATCATTTGCTGACTATTTAATTGCTCACGTAGCTTCTAAAGTTGCTGAGTCAATGGAAGTTTCAATTTGGAGAGGTGCTAATGCTACTGCAGGACAATTTGACGGATTTGTGCCTTTAGCTACTGCTGATGCTGCTGTTATTGATGTAGTAGGTACTACTGTAACTGCTGCTAACGTAATTGCTGAAATGGGTAAAGTAGTTGATGCTATCCCTGCTGCATTATACGGAAAAGAAGATTTATATATCTATGTTTCTCAAAACGTTGCAAGAGCATACGTTAGAGCTTTAGGTGGATTTGGTGCTTCTGGTTTAGGTGCTAATGGTACTAACGCTCAAGGTACTCAATGGTTTAACAATGGTTCATTATCTTTTGATGGTGTTAAAATCTTTGTTGCAAACGGATTAGCTGCTAACTATATGATGGCTGCTCAAAAATCAAACTTATACTTTGGAACAGGTTTATTATCAGACCATAATGAAGTTAGATTAATTGACCAAGCTGAAGTTACAGGTGCTCAAACTATAAATGTAATTATGAGATTTACTGCTGCTGTTCAATACGGTGTTGGTTCTGAAATCGTACTTTATACTCCAGCATAATTAATAACTAAATAATTTTAAAAAGGTGGTGCAATAAACGCCACCTTTTTTTTTAACTTTTAAAATATAAAAATATGTGTGATTTGACTTTGGGCAGATTGGAAGTGTGTAAAAGTAGCGTAGGCGGTTTGAAAAATGTTTACTTCGTTAATTACGGAGATGCAACAGGATACACTTACGACGCTACAAATACTGATGCAATCGATGCTGTATTGGGTACTCCAACGGCATACAAATACGAGTTAAAAGGTGCTTCAACCTTTACTCAAAATATTAATAGCTCAAGAGAAAACGGTACAACGTTTTTTGAGC